GAGCGGGCCGCTGAAGTCGAAGACGCTCGTCACGGCGTTCTGGAACGTCACCTGCCCGAAGGTGACTCCGTCGAGTGCCTGTCCGCTCGTCCACGCGCCGGCGCGCCCGATCGTCCGGCTCGACACCGTGCCGCCGGACGCGAGGCCGACCGACGCACCGGGCGCGAGGGTCGAGAGGGTGACATCGATGTTGCTGCCGTTCTGCGTGAGGTGGACGCCGAACCGGAGCGCTTTCCCGTTCACGTCGAAAGCGACCGGGCCGATGGTCGTGATGGTGGCGCCTGTCTGGTCGCGCACGAGCAGCTGCAGCCCCCCGGGCGCGGTCACCTGCAGCGCCCAGTAATACGCGGTGCCCGTGGTCACGAACGCGAGGAGATCGGACGTGGCGGCGAGGCCCGCGACAGGGATCACGGCCAGCACGTACGCCTGCACTTGCCCGGTCGACGTGTGCGGGCCGAGCTTGGCGTCGACAAACGCGCCTGTTTGCAGCTGGAGGAGAGGCTCGGTGCACGCGAACGACGTCGAGTCGGCGGCGAACCGGGGCGACCCGTGCACCTTCGCCCCGGGCGTACCCGGGAGTCCGGCGGCGAGGGCGTTCGCGAACGCGCCATCGGTGAGAGGCCAATACCCCACCAGCGAGGTAATGGGCGCCACCTGTGACGTGCACGCGCGGTAGTACGGCGACTTGAGCGGCGCCGCACCCTGGCCCATGCGCCGTGTCGGGCCGGCGGCCGTGAGGGTGGCGACGGCCGTACCGCGCAGCGACCAGGCCTGTGGGAGCGCGACGAGAGGGCCTCGGAAGCGCTCGTGGCGGTTCGTGAGCGTCGCGCCGCCGGCGACCGTCCAGACGTTGCCCTGCCCATCGGTGACCGTGGTGGCACCGGCGGCCGCCGTACTGAAGTCCGGCGATGCGACGATGGTGCCGCCGATGCCGTTGCGGATCTCGACGGAGTAGGCCTCGCCGTCGAAGCGGCCCTGTCCGGCCGTGTCGCCGACCTGCACCGGCGCCGTACTGTCGAAGGTGGTCGTGGCCGTGCCGGCGAGGGTGAGTGAGCTGTACTCCGTCCACGGTCCGGACGTGCCGGCCGTCTCGGAGTAGTACCAACGCCACGTCCGGCCGCCGGCGCCGTTGTTCCCCTGGTACGTGATGCGCAGCGAGAGGCGGCCGCACTCGTGCGGTAGGTACTCGCCGGCCCGCACCGTCTCGACGGTCGAGCCGTCCGCGCTGCGGCTGAGTGCGAGGTCACCGGTCGACAGGATGCCCATCGTCCACGACCGCTGGTTGCCGGCCGTCACGGACTTGGATAGCAGGTCCGTCGGCCGGCGGAAGGACGTCAGCCGGAGATCGAGGCGGATGTCGAGGTCGCCGGTTGTCGACAGCCCTGCGGAGTCCGGCGTTGAGCACGTGCTCGTGCCGGTGGGCACGACGAGCCGTCGGGCGCCGGCAGCGACCCAGTACCGGACGTCCGTGCCTCGACTGATGAGGCCGTAGAGCGCACTGGACGGGTTGCGGGGCGAGTAGGTACCGCTCTGGTTCTTAAGCGTCGCGACTAGCTCTGACGGCTCGACGCGGCCGCCCGGGCTGCGGCGGCCGCGCGTGATCGTGACGCCGGAGTCCTGCAGGTCGTCCGTGATGTCGTGCCACGCGCCCGAGTAGTAGATCTCCAATCCGTGGGGTGCCGTCTCGGCCGCCCACGTGTCGAGGATGCGCGTCACGGGCCGACCCCTAGCACCTGTTGCACCTTGCCACCCTTGACGCGGATGCGGTCCGCAAGGAGCTCCATGAGCGTGTCAACGAGCCGATCGCCGGACGGCTCGACCTGCAGCTGTACGACGAGAGTCGACTGACTGCCGGTCGGCGAGGTCGACGCGGTGACCGTGCTCGTGCCGGCCGGCGCGGCCGCCGTGAGCGAGTCGGTGAATCCACCGAGGGAGCGCTCGACGGCGCCGTAGCGCGACTCCAGTCCGCCGAGGAAGCCTTCGATGACCATCTCGCCGTTGCGCTGCAACAGGGTGCGGTCCCGGTCGGCCGGACCCTTCCACGAAGGCATCATGTCGGTGAGCCACCCGAGGGCATCCCTTACCCGGTCGAAACCGGCCCGGAGCGCCCGGAGGAAGCCGTCGATGATGGCGCGGCCCGCGCCGGCGAGCCATCCCCCCGCGCCAGCGAAGAACGAGCGGACCGCGCCCGGGATGGCGCGGAAGAACCCGAGGATCGAATCGGCGTGCCCCCGGATGAGCCCTACGGCCGACCCGACGGGGTTGACCATGAAGCCGAGGATGGCGCGCCAGTTGTTCTGGAAGAACGACAGCACGACGCGGGAGATCGCCAGCACGCCGGAGAAAGCACCGTTGACGATGCGGCGGAACGTCTCGGACCGGTTGTAGGCGATGACGATCGCTGCGACGAGAGCGGCGATAGCGAGGACGACGATCGCAATCGGGTTTGCCGACATCACGAAGTTGAGTGCCGCTTGTGTCGCCGCCCAGATCTTGTTAGCGGCCGCCACGACTTTCCCGTTCGAGGCGATCGACTTCATTCCGGGAATGAGGAAGTTGTAGAGCCCAGAGCCGAGATCGCCGACACCCATGCCGAGGGTGAGGAACCCGTTGAAGAGGTCACCCTTGGCGATCATTGATGCGCCGGACATGGAATCCTGAACACCCGTCATCGTGTCCCGGAAGCCCATCGCCTTCGTGTCGAGTTCGTCGGCCGCCTCGCCGGCCCGGTCAAACCCGCCGGCCGCGTCCTCGGAACCCTTGCGGATGCGGCGCGTTCCGTCCTCAAGGCTCGACGTCGAGCGCGTGACGGCGCTCTCCGTCGCGTCGGCGAACCGGTTGACGGAGCTGGTCGCGCCGGACTCGTCGGCAAGGATCGAGATGCGGATCGGACCGGCCATGCCTCACCCCTCCTCGTGTGCTTCGGCGGCCGCCGTCGCTAGGTCGTGTCGTGCTCCGAGCGTGAGGCCTAGGTACTGGTCGTAGGTGAGCGGAACGCCGGCCGCGCGGACGAAGCGCACGTAGGCCTCTAAGCGGTCGGACTCGCGGCTTTTGGGTCGAGCTCCGGGCGCGACCCGTCGAAGTAGGACTCGATCTCGCCGATCGGCATTTCCATGACGCGCCAGTGCGCCTTGCCGTCCTTCTCCTGCTCGTGCCGGCGCAGCAGCACGAAGACCAGCGCGCGGCTCGTCATGGTCGCGGACAGGCGCGTGATGGGCCGATCGAACGCCTTTTCGATGGCGATCTCGTCCCACCCGGTGAGGGTCCGGGACAGTGCCTCGATGCGGGCGCCCATCGCCGCGTCGCGCTCGTCGCGCTCCCGCTGCTCGTCCTCGCGAGCCTGCTCGTCGGGCGTCGGATCGGGGGTCACCCTAGGTCCACCTTTCTGATCAGCTGGTCGAGCCCATTCTCGAGCATCGTCACCGCGCGGTCGGCGAGGGCCGCGTCGGCCTTCGCCATGAAGCGGGCGCCGGCGATGTCGCGTGCCGGCCACCCGTAGTTGATCGGGCCGGCGTACCGGACGCGCGCGCCGCCGGCCCGAACGATCGCCTTGTTCTTCGCGCGGTTGCCTCGGATGCTTCCCTGCAGCCGGCCGGAGTCCTTTGGCGCGAAGGACGACGCGAGCCGGGCGCCCTCGGCGGCGATCTCGCCGAACACATCCTTCAGGTCGGCGACCTCGGCGCCGAACCTTTCCAGCGCGCGCGTCGTCTCCCGGAGTCCCGTCACCCGGACCGGCACGGCTAGGGGGTGATGTCGAGCGTCGGCTTAGCGGTGAAGAGCCACTCGACATCGATGGCGTTCTTCGCCGTCGTCGAGCGGTTCGCGTCGCCGCCGAGTAGGTCGCCATCCGGCTCGACGATCACGGCCGTGCCGACGAACTTCGGCGTCGAGGCGCCCTCGGTCGTGCCGCCGTTCGGCCACACCTCGACGGCCACCTCGGTGCCAGCCTGCGACCACACGTAGTACCACAGTGACGCGGCCGCCGTGTCCTGCAAGATCTTGAGCTTGAGCTTGTATTCGCGCAGCCCACCGGCGAGGGCATCGGCGAAGGACACGAAGTCGGAGTCGGAGTCGCCGGCCGTGATCCGGACGCCGGCGACCTGGTCAGTGAAGTCTGTGCCCCCCACCTTGAGCTTCGTCTTGCGGGTACCGATCGGCGTTGCCATCAGGCTGCTACCTCCGTGGTGAGCGTGAGCGTTGCTCCGTACAGCGGCGCCGGCGGCGCGCCGACGACGAACGATGCCGGTTCGAGCGCGACGTCGGCTGTCTGCAGGTCGAGATCGCCGCGCGTCACCGCGTCGACGAGAGCGACCGCATCGTCTTCGAGCCGGCTCTCGGCGGCGAGCTCGTCGGCGCCGAGGACGAGCACGACAACGAGCGTGACGGCGGACGTGGTGTAGTCGGCCGGCGCGACGCGGCCGACGGTCACCCAGCCGTCTCCGGCCCGGTAGTGCCCTCGGAACGGGCGGGCCCGCACGTTGTACCCGGACACGGCCGAGAGGGCGGCAGCGACGGCCTCACGGGCTGCGGCGAGGGGCGAGAGCGTGTCCGGGCCGGTCGCCGTGAGGGAAAGCGCCGGCATGGGCACGCGCAAGTCGAGCACTGCCGTCTCGGCGGCCGGCGCGGTGAGCGACAGCTGCGGCACGGGCAACAGCAGGTCGAGCGTCGCCGTCTCGCCGGACGAGAGGGTGTCCGTGACCACGACATCGATGCCGTACCACGCGGCACTGTTGGTCGTCGGTTCCTGCAGCGACGAGCCGGCCGAGAACGAACCGCCGTCGTAGAAGTAGATCGGGCCGGCGGGGTCATAGGGCATCAGGCCGGACTGCGCGCCGTAATAGCCTCCGGGGTAGAGCACGGCCGCCCGGTAGTCGCCGCCCGAGACGAGCGCTAGGGGCGTGTCGAGCGTGTACTCGTTCCACGCGCCGATCGTCGCCGAGAGGGTGCCCGTGCGGACGGCGACCGGCGAGCCGGACCCCCCAACCTCGAAGATACCGATCCGGTAGCCGCTCGTCGGCGCCGCCGGCGAGCCGGTCGGGATGAACCACCGGACCGACTTGACGTACAGCCCGGACGAGGTGACGCGGAAGCGCTGCGCGAGTGTGTAGGCGCCGGGATCGCTCGTCCACACCAAGGATGCCGGCGTGGACGCACCAAACCCGTTGTAGTCGGTCACCGCGTCACGTCGCGGGCTGCGTGCACGTGCCTGACTGCAGCTGGAAGACCACGCCGGACGTGACGGAGAGGGTCGAGAGGTTGACGGACGCGCCGGACGTGCCGACGGAGAGTCCGTCGAGCCGGACCGTGCCGTCGGAGTCCTTGAGCCGCGCGTGACCGGCCGTGCCGGTGGCGGCCGCCGTCGCGGAGATCGTCGTTCCGGTCGCGAGGGCGGCGGCGCCGGCGCTCGACGAGCCGAACGCCGGATCGTTGAGCGTGAACGTCAGCAGCAGGGTTCCCCCGCCCGGGGTCGAGCCGGTGCGGACCTCAAGCGTCGCCGCGCCGGCGCCGGCGTCGAGGGTGTCGACCACGGCATCACACAGGGTGTTCCGGAGCGCGGTCGGGAGCGTGAGCGTCTGTGCCATCGGGTCATCCGATCCTGGTAGCGATCCGGCGCCACGGACGTTCGAGCCGCGCCACCTCGGGATCGATCATCGGCACGCGCGTCGACGTGCCGCCACCTTCGAAGCTCGTGAACGTCGCGACCGGGACAGCCTTGGCGGCGAGGTTGCGCGCCACGCGTCGCTTGAGTGCCTCGGCGAGGTCCGGGGGATAGGTCGCCGGGATGCGGCACGCGGACGCCTGCGCGGCCGTCTCAGCCGCGAGGGCGGCCGCCACGGCGGCATCCGTCTCACTGGTCTCGCCGAGGTAGTCGAGCACCTGCGCGAGGGTCGGGCGCGCCTCGACGGCGGCGAGGACGTCGACGGCGAACACGGCCGCGCCGTGGTCGGGCTCGACGACGCGCAGCAGCCATCGGCCGGCGGCCGTGAGGTCGACGGCCAGCTGGTAGACGCCGCGCGTGAGGGCTGTCGCGGTGACGGACGTGTCGTTGCTCGACGGGTCCGTAGCGGTCGCCGTGAGCGTGCCTGTGACTGGGAGTCCGGAGGTGTCGGAGGTGACCAGCACGGTGCTCACCCACACGTCGCCGAGGTCGCGGACGAGTGAGTCAGGCGAGATCGCCTGTAGCGTCATCTGGTCACCTCCGATCCTGTTGCGGCAGTAGGGGTTACGCGAGTTCGTGCGCGTCGACGGAGAACGTGACCGTCGGCGTCGACGAACCTCCGATCGTCCACACGAGCCGGTAGATCGCCGGCAACGTGTCCGACACGGACACGTTGGCCGTCTCGGCGACCCCCGGGTAGACGGTGAAGTAGGTCGTCGCCGGGGTGCCGCCGGCGATCGCCGCCGTCGTCGCCGAGGGGACGTCGTAGTAGTCGCCGGTCGCGCTCTTGGCTTGCAGCTTGACCGTGACGGTCGGCGTGGTGCCCGAGCCGGCGGTGTTCTTCACGAACACGGAGATGCCGCGCGCACCCCGGTTGACGTAGTCGGACGAGTTCCCGCCGGCGGCGCCGACGGAACCGGACGCCTTGACGGCGAACGAACGGAAGCGAGCCATCGTGTGTTCCCTCTCTCAGCTGTAGGTGACCTCGCGCACGCCGGCGGCGCGCGTGCACGCGGTCGCGGCGTATCCCCAGACGCCGATCGTCACCGTCGCCACGGCGATGTTGGGCATGTCGATTCGCTGCGGCGGGGTCGCCCAACCGTGCACGTCCTCGCGCGCGAAGAGGTAGGACGAGCCGTCGCCGCCGTTCGCGACTTCCAGCGCCCAGCCGGGCACGGCCTGCACCCCGCCGGCGTCGACGTACCGGAACCGGCGGTCCGTCGAGCCGTTCGCGTTCGTCGGGTTGATCATCGGGAAGAGGGGCCGGCCGTTGTCGTCGGTCGCGCCGGTGAACGCCTTGAACAGCGCCTTCGAGACGATGAAGTCGTCGAAGCGGTAGCCACCCCGGATGAACTGCAGGTCGGACAGCGCGTCCGTCCACGCGCCGGACAGCGTCGCGTCGACCCCCGACAGCGCGATCACGGTCGGGCCGGTCGCGTCGAGCAGGTCGGCCGCCTTCGTCTCCAGCGACTCGTACCAGGCGTCCTCGACCTTCGCCCAGAGCAGCTGGGACAGCTGCGGCGAGCCACCCTGGTCCCACACCTCGCGGTTGATCACGACCTTGCCGGACATCGCGGTCGGAGTGATGTCCTGGTACGTGGTGGTGAACGATCCGCCGGACGGCTCGTTGCCCTCGGTGTGGTCGGCGACGAGCGAGCCGGCCGAGTTGAACTTGGGCAGGCGGAAGCTCGTGATGTCCGACAGGGTGCCGTTGTTGATCGCCGCCCAGATGGGGTAGCGGTACTGCAGGTCGCCGACCCACATGTCCGGCCGCTGCCTCTGGGGGTTGAGGTACTGCGCGTTCGTGGTGGTCACCGCGAAGCGCTCCCCGATGAACGCGTTCAGCCGGTTGCCGGCGGACGAGTCGCCGCGCGACCACGCGATGAGGTCCGCACTGAAGTCGTGCTCGCCGCGCGAGCCGTCGAAACGGTAGGGCGCCGCCTCGACGACGGTCGCGACCGGGGCGCCGGCCGGGATCACCTCCGGCCGCGCCGGCGCGGTGACGCCGAGGGCGGCCGCGAAGGACGCGACGGCCTCGGGTGCCGTGCCGGCCGGCAGGCTGTAGGTCGCGCCGCCCGGCAGTGCCAGCGTGATGACCTCGGCCGGCGGCGCCGGCGGGGCGGGCGCCGGCGGGGCGGCCGTGGTGGTGGTCATGGAACCTCCGTCGATCGATGCGGCGACGCTCGACACCCGAGCATCGGTGAACGCGGGGAACGGGGTCAGGGTGACCTCAGCGAGGGGGGCGCCGCCCGGCATAGCGTCGAGCGTGCCGTCGTCGGCCTCGGCGAACTGCGCGCCCTCGGCGAGGCCGATCGAAAGGCCGTCGTAGACGCCATCCTTCGCCAGCTGCAGGGCCCGATCGCCCTCGGGCGTGGCGGCGATGCCGAGGGCCACCCGCATCCCATCCTCGCCGTCGACGGCGGACCGGAGCACGCCGACGGCCTGCGTGCGGTCGTGATCCATCAGTGCCTTGACGGCCGACGGGTTGCTCGGCAGCACCAGCGAGCCGGCGGAGAACCGGTAGGAGCGGCCGCCCTTGCTCGCCGTCACCCCGTACGGCACGGCGAGGCCCGTGATGGTGCGCTTGGTCACGTCCACCTGCACCGGCTCGCCGGCGGCGAAACCGATCGTGAGCCGGTCGCCGGCGTCGAAGGTCGCGCCCTCGGCGCCGGCGGCCGCGCTGCGCAACGGCCGCACGTTGTCCGGCGCCGGCGGGTCGGCTGCCGGCGGCGCCACGGCCGGCGGGCGGGGTCGCTTCGGCATGGGTAGCTCCTCGCGCTGCAGGATGCCGGCGTCATCGATGGCGCCGACCTCTTGCATCGCCTTGTATGTCTGGAATCGGGTGAGGTCGTCGGCCCGGAGGTAGCGCGTCGTGTCGGCGACGACCTTCGTCCCCCGGGGGGTCACGTCGCCGAGACTCAGGCGGCCCGTGACGGCGTCGAGATAGGCGCCGATAGTGAAGTCGAGCAGGGACTGACGCCGGTCGACGCCGTTCTGGTACGTCCGGCTCGTCGTCGAGACGCCGAGGTCCTCAGGGTCGACGCCGGCGACGCGCGCAATCTCCAGTACGGCGTGCTGCCGCGCGTCCGCCAGCTGCAGGTCGGCCGGCGACCATGACGCGCTCTGGTACTTGAGCGCTGCCGGCACGTACCCCGTGGCCTTGCGCCGGCGCGCCGCCCGCCACGCGCCGAGGGCCGCCTCGATCTCGTCATCGTCGCTCGGGTCGGCACCCTCAGCCGGCTCGAACCACCCTTGAGGCATCGGGTCATCGGCGTAGTTCGCTGCGGCCGCGTCGAGCTTGAGCGCGGTCCGGATCGCACGCGCGCCGGCGTCGAGCAGGGCATCGTTTGGCGAGTCGAAGCGGATGAGGTCCCGATCCTCGACGTACTCCCAGGCGTTGCCTTGCGGCGTGCCGTCGCCCCGCACATAGACGCGCTGCGACGGTTGCACGTTCACCGACCGGGGGTCGAGCCGCGCGACCTTCGTAGGCCACCGGTCATAGTCGCGCTCGACGACGCGCCACCACGCGATTCCCTCGAAGAGGAGATCCTCGGCCGTCTGGGTCATCGTCACGATGCCGGCCCGGTTGCGCTCCGGCTGGTCGAGCAGCGGCCGCGTGCCGCGCGTGAAGTCCGACGCGAGCGTGACGTACGGGAGCCGGCCGACCGTGCCGCAGATGAGGTCCCGGGCGCGCTTGACCCCCGGAACTTGGATCGCCGACGCGCGATCGATCCGGGCGGCCGGCGACGTCCAGTCCGTCAGTAGCTCGATACCGAACAGGGACGCGACGTCCGCACCGGTGATGACGTTGCCGGGCGGATCAGCCGCGAAGGTCACGGGCCCGGGCGCGCCGAACAGACCACGCAGCGCGCCCATGATTCCCACGACACGGATAGTCGCACGTCAGGTACCCGATTGGGTACGCCGCGCCTTACTCGGCCGTGATGATCCGGACACGGCCGACACTCTTCGGCATGGTCCGCGCGAGGTGCACCGCGCCGGCGGCCGCGTAGGCCGCGTCCACGTGGCCGGACCCGCGCCGAGAGAACACCCACCGGTCGCCGCGTGCCTGCCGGTCGGCGCCGAGGACGTGCGCCGTCAGGAGAGGATCGTCCGGGTGCGCGAGCGTGTGCACCTGCACTGCCTCGGCGAATGACACGCACGCCGTAGCCACCTCGGTCGTCACGGGCTGCAGCAGCGCACCGTGCAGACGCTTCACCGGCTCGACGCGCCCGCCGGCGCGGGTCCGCTTTGGCGTCAGTTCGTCAGCGAGGGCGGCCGCCGGCCCGTCGGGGAACCACCCGAGGACGCGCGGCCGCACGCGCCGCACGAGATCCGGCAGCGCGCCGGCGAGGTCCCTGCCGGCGCGCGGCCCCGACCAGGCGCCGACCACCTCGACGCGCACCCGCTCACCGTCGACGACGGCGACGACGGCGGTCGCGTGCTGCGCGTCCGGCGCGACGTCGACGCACAGCGCGAGGCCGTCGCGTAGGTCGTCGAGCGGGCGCGGGTCGGCACACTCGGCCCACCGCGCCGGCGACACAGCGGCATTCATCACGGCGACGCGCTGGCAGAGCGCTTCGGTCCGGAAGGTCGGCTCGAATTCAGGATCGGCGGCCGCGCGCGCTGCCTGGCCGGACAGGGTCGCGCGGGTGATCGTGACTCCAAGCGCCGGATTGGCCTGCGCCCATGCTTCCTCGTCGTCGAGCGCGCACCCGTCCGGCGCCGACCACTCGAACAGCCCGATCGGCTCGTCGGCGCCGGTGGTCATCTGTTGGAGCGCCGTGTCCCGGAGCGAGTTGAGGACGATCGACTTGTCGTCGCCGGCGTTACTCAGGAGCCACGCCTGCGCGTCCGGAACGGCGTTCATCGCGCCCTCGGCCGCGCCGAGGGCTTCCCAGCTGTGGTGCTCCCGTAGCTCGTCGCCGATCAGTCGGTGGACGGTGAGCGACCGGCCGCCGCGCCGGCTCGCCGTCGCGATCTTGTAACGCGCCCGGTCGGTGGTGCGTAGCTCTTGCTCGCCGTTCGCGCGCCGAACGCCGTTCTTCGGGATGAGAGCGCGAAGGTCGTCGAGCTCCTCTGCCAGCTGTACCGCGCGTTCCCAGGACTCCCGGGCGTAGTCGAGATTCGTCGACGTGCCGAGGACGAGCGGCACGCGTGCCACGTAGAGCCACCACAGCGCGAGCAGCACGAGTAGCTGCGTCTTGCCGTTCTGCCGCGCGACGAGGAGCACGATGGTGCGGAAGCGCGGCCGGCCGGACCCGTCTGGGTGGAGCTCCAGCCCATGCACCAGCGCCCACTCCTGCCACGGGATGAGCGACCACCGGAGAACCTGCTCGGCGAAGCGCACGACGGCAAACCCGCCGGACGTCTCCTCGGTGAGTTCCCGCGCCGGCGGAGTCCAGAGACGCGGCTCACGCCTGCCTAGCGTCCCACTCGGCTCGTAGCTGATCGATGCGGCTGACTGGCGTGGCGGCACGCGGCGGACCCCCCTTCACGATGGCAGCACGCGCGGCCGGCGTGGCGCCGAGGGCGGCGAGGGTGGCGAGCAGGGGCGGCCCGAGCTTGGCGACGTCGCCGCCGGAATCGATCTCTTCGGCGTAGCGGAGCGCGAGCGTGAGGGCGGCGCGGTCGTCGGCGAGTAGGTGCAGGTCCGCGCTCAACCCCCGGACCGCGCCGGCGAGCGTCCGGGCCGGCGCGACCCTTCCGGCCGTCATCGGGACACGCCGGGCGGGGTCGGGCGCGGCCCGCCCGGATCGGTCGGAGAGAGAGAGAACAGGGCGGGGGTGTCCCGGGGGGTCGGCCGGCGGGAAAAACGGGTCACCATCGGGTCACTCTCCTCGGATCGGGATCGGTCGCGGTCGGGTCGCCGGCCGCGAGGTTGCACGTTTCGCACGCGGCGACGAGCCACCGTGGGTCATCGCCTTGCGCCTTGCCTCGGACGTGATGCACATGCGTAGCCGCGTGCGTGCACTTCGGCCCGCGCAGCTGACACAGCCCGTTGTCGCGTGCGAGCACCAGAGCACGGACGCGGCGCCATGCTCTGGTACTCCCACCTACCCAGGATCTACTCACCTCGCGATCGATGCGGCGATGACCATCGAGGCGAGGCCGAACCATGGCAGTTGCGCGAGGATGACCCAGGCCACTAGGCCACCCTCACGCGGCCGCGCGTTCGCGTGTTTCACGTGGAACGCTCGGCGTCGACGCGCGCGCGCCGCGCCCGCGCGGTCGCTACGGCGAGGTTGATCTCGACGAGCAGAGCAGCGCATCCGTCGAGCGCGTCGGCCGGCATGTCGCTCAGGGCCACCATCCGATCCGAGGGCAGCATGGGCGCGACGAGCGCGAGCAGAAGGCCTGCGCGCTGCCGGGTGGGGTCGCTCCGCACCGTAGAGCCGGTCACAACGTCACTCCGAGGACCATCTCAGCGTCCCCCTTGCAACGTGCGCAGTACGTGGCCTCGCCGCCTCCGAAGGCGTACGCGGCCGCCGGCGCGCCGCCGCACACGTCGCACGCGAGGTCGGCGCCGCCGAGGACGTCGAGCAGGTCAGGGGAGTCCTCTCCGGTTGGCCGTAGCTCGGCGTAGTTGCAGTAGCGGCAAGCGAATGTGACGTCGTCGGGCAGTGCCGCACGGTTCCGTGTCAGCGCGGCTCCCCGGCCGCACTGCAGACAGGTCGCGTGCCGGAGGAAGTTGGCCCGGCCGCGCCGAGCCCCGCCGCTGCGGTTGCGGCCTTCGTCGGTGTTCGAGTGCGTCATGCCTCTTCCTTCCTGGCCGCCTTGAAGTCGGCCCGTAGCGGTCGGTTGCGCCGGCGCGCTGCCTGCACAGCGGCCGCAGGGATCGGGATCTCGCGCGCGGGTGACGTACCCACCGAAGGCAACCCCGGTTCTTCCCCGTGATGGTTCACATGGATGGTTCGGGTGTGCTCTGGCACACCCCCCCCGGTGCGCTCCGGCACACCCCCCCCGGTGCGCTCCGGCGCACCGGGTGTGCTTGAGCGCACCCGGTGCGCCGGCGTACGGTCGCACCCGTCGGGGCATACGACGAGCACGTCGTAACAGTTGGTCCGGGCGTGGTCGGGCGCGTCCGCTCGTCCGCCTCGCTGCAGGTGGGTCCGAAGCTCCCCGGACGCCTCTAGGCGCCGGAGCGCTTCCTGGGCGGCCCGGGCGTTGACGTTCGCGTACTTCGCGAGCGTGCGGACGGACGGCCATGCGCCGCCATCGCCGGCGTGGTTCGCCACGCCGAGCAAGATCACCTTGTCAGTCCCGACCGCGCGCGAATGGTGCAGGACGACCGCCATGTGCTCGACGCTCACATTGCCCGCCACTCGACCCAGTCGCCGGTCGGCTCTGACGACCTTGCGGCGTGCCAATCGTGCTGTTCGGTCGACCGCTTGCAGCGCTCGCCGTACGGGGTGCTGGCGAGGCACTGATGTGCCACGTGGCGGTAGGGGCGGCCACAGCGGCCGCCGTTGCTCGACGTTGCCACACACCCCGGGTCATCGTCGCCACCACCCACGAAATCGTGCCACGACGGCGCATCGGGCGCTGACTCTGTTTCACGTGAAACGGGCGTGGTCACCGGCACGGCGAGCGGCACGGGCGTGCGCTCCGGGCGCGGCCGCTTGCGCCATTCGTCCCGGAAGTGCTCAAGCGTGACGAGCGCGTCGACGGGGTTATCGGAGATCTCGAACACGTATTCGAGCGCGAGGCGGCCGAGCAGGTTCGCTCGCTCCCACGGGTCCGGGCTGTTGTGCCGCGCCTCGGCGACGTCCTCGAACATCGTCCACACGGCGGCCGCGTGCCGGCGGGACGCGGCGAGGGGTGGGAATGCTTCGTAGTCAGGCATGATGTCGCTTGCTCCTCGGATCGGAGTCGCGCGGGCGCCGTCAAGCATGTGGCGGCGCCCGCTTCCGTTGCTAGTAGGTGGACGGGACGCGGAGGGTGATCGGCGCGCGGGGGGCGCCGCCGGCGGCCGGCGGCTCGTCCTCGGCCGGCTCGTGCACGGTCCAACCGGCGAGCCGGAGCGTCTCGGCGAGCCTCTCCAGCTTGCGGCGCGTGCGAGCGGCGTTCGCGGCCGCCGTGCGTGGCGGGTCGGTATCGGTCATGGGCACATCATGGCACGTCCCACGATTTCGTGCTACGTTCTACCCACCCGATCCGATCCACACAGGGAGCAACGAGCATGGGCAAGCACGGCAGGCTCAAGGGCATGACGAAGCGCGAGATCCTCGCCCTCGCCAAGGCCGCACACGACCGGGGTGACTGGGAGTACCGCGACATCCTCATGACGATGGCGGACAAGATGCGCGGGAACACCGTCACCGCGCAGGACGAGCGCGGCGCGGGGTCCCGGTGACGCGGGCGCGCAAGCCGCGTCGCGAGATCCTCGCGGCCGAGAGCAAGCTGTTGAGCGGGCACGGTCCCGTCCCGGCCACCTGGTTCGGCGTTGGCCAGTGGCCGACGTGCCGATGCGGCCTCGCACCCCGCGACAACGGTCAGCTCATGGCGCATTGGCGCACGCACGGGGTCGAGGTCGTGGACGATCACGGGCAACTGGTCGTGTCCCGGACCGACGACGCGATCCGCGCGGCGGCCGACGAGGTGCTGGCCCGGGCGGCCGGCCGGTGACCGGTAGCGCCGTGCCGGGCGCGCCGCTCTTCGCGGCGCCGCCGGCGGATGAGGGCCGCGAGGCGCGGCACGCGGCGCGCGTGGCGATCTCGGCCGAGATCGGCCGTGCCCTCGGCGCGTTCGAGTACCTGCTCTACCACCGCGCCGTGATCTACCCGGGCACCGAGCCGCCCCTCGCCGACCTTCGGACCGCGTTCGAGCAGCTTGAGCGCGCTGTCTACGGACCTGAGTACGTCCCGCTTCGTGCCCACCTGGAGGACATGTGAACGCCCGTACGTCCAGACTCGACACCATCCTCGGCGCGCTCTTCGCCGCCCTGCTGCTGCTGCCGTTCGTGGCGGCCGCCGGCATGGTCCGGGCGCCGGCCGCGTCGGCGGCCGTGGCGGCCGGCGCGCAGCGCGTCTCCTACTCCGTCACGTGCAACGGGCACCGGCTCACCATCTGGGCCGATTTCGAGCGCTCCGGCGGGGTCCGGCGCGGGGTCCGGGGTGGGTTCTCCGGCCCGGACTGGACGCTCACGTACGGCCGGCTCGGCGTGCTCTCGGCCGGCGCCTCGAAGGCGACGGACGTCCGGTTCAACCCGGTCGTGATCGCCGGTTCGGGCTACTCGACCGGCGCCGTGCTGCCTGCGGCGGACAGCTACGTACTCGTCGTCCCGTGGTACCGGGCCGGCGGGGCCGACAAGGCGTGCAACGACGGATTTGGGTGGACGATCCCCGCTCCGGCGTAGCACGCAGACAGACAGGGGCCCCGGTCGAGTGAGGATCGCTTCTCGACCGGGGCCCCATCCATGCGCGCGCGGATTCTACTTCGCGAGCCGCTTCGCCATCTCGTCGGCCGTCGCGGTCGCGAGGGCGCGCACGAGATCGGTCGGCAGGTCGTTGACGGCCGGCAGGAGGAGCGGCACGAGCGCGGCCGCGAGTTCTTTCGGGTCATCGGCGATCTCGCCCATGAGCTTGGCGAGCATGAGCCGCGCGGCGTAGGCGTGCTCAGCACCCTTGTGCCACAGCCGCAACGGGACGGACATCGCCACGGACCCGTCGGGCGCGTGGTCCCCGATGTCGCGCCGGTCCTCGGCCGGCGGTGCGGTCGCGTACCGGCGGACCTCGGCGGCGACGAGCCCGGGGATCGTCTCCTTGAGTTCGATCTCGACGGCCTTGCGGACGTTGAGCAGGTCGTCGCTGTTGAGCGGCATGTCGGCTCCCTTGAACCACGGTCGCGCGTCGACGGCGGCCGCCGTCGTCAGGAGGATGCTGATGTGCAGGTGGCCCGTGTGCGGGTCCGGGCCGGCGTAGGGGCGTGGCTCCCACCGGTTCGTGACGGAGTAGATCCGCCTGTCGAAGATCACATACCAGGCGGCCGGGTGACTCCGGACGGCATCGATGATGGCGGCGGGGTCGACACCGTTCCGGTCAACATCGATGGCGCGGACGATGCCGTCGGAGTCGGGATTGTGCTGCGACTTGCGCGCCGCGTCGTCGGCGTCGGCGTCGCCGTCGCCGTCGAGATCGGTCACGCCGGACTGGTGCGCGGCGTTGCCGATCCAACCGTCGGACGCGGTGTCCCGACCGGGCCAGCGCCGATCGATCTCGTCCCGGAGACGGACGAGCGAGGGCGCGAGACGCGCCGTCACCGGGCGCCCGGGCCATTCCTCAACCGGACTCCGCCGGCGAGAGCTTGCAGCTGCCGACGCGTGAGCTCGTTCGGGACGCTGTAGACGCCGAGGGACGTCGCGACCGCGACGAGCGCTACGGCGATCTCCTGATACGGCGAGGGCAGCACGCCAAGGGCGACGAGCGAGGCGAGGGCGCCGAGGGCGGCGACGAGCGCCTTACGAGACTGACGGAGCATGGTTCCTCCCAAGGGGGGATCGGGTGTCGCGCCGGCCCGGGCCGCTACGGGATGGGTCCGGACGTACCGCACGCGGACGCCCGGGCCGGACGTGCTCACGCTACGCCGGACCCCCGACGGTCACACCCGCCACCGACGGGCCGGCGGCTCGTCGTGCCGCTCGACGTGCTCGAAGAGTCGCCGGTCGAGTTCCGCCACCTGCTGCCCGAGGGCATTGAAGCCGGAGCGCATCTCCGCCCGGAGCGCCTGCAGGTCGGCGCTCGTGTCGTTGGGTGCCTGGGCGACGACCTTCGCGCCGTGTGCCTCGCGCCACGCGGCGAGGCTCGTTCCGACGAGCGCGATCAGTGCGAGGAGCACCGGGCCGGAGACGGTCCACGTGATCCCGGCCGCCGGCGAGTCCTCGGCGAGCCGGCGCACCAGCTGCAGCACGCTCACGCCGCTTCGTAGGTCAAGAGCCACGACACCCAGTCGGTGTTAGCGAGCGTGACGGGTGTGGTCGGCGTCCACGTGACGTTTCCGGCGTACGTGGCGGACGCACCCGGGCGCAGCGTGAACGTTGTGGCACCCTCCAGCGCGAGCGCGTTGAAGTCGGCGCCGGTCGAGTCGCGTATCCACGCGGAACCGATGATCGAGTTCCCGCCGAGCAGGTTCGCCGCCTGCACTGGCAGGGAGATCGAGTAGGTGCCCGACCCGAACGTGGTCGTGCTGCCGATCGAGAGCTTGCCTTGGCAGACCACGAGATCGCCTTGGCGCATGTACCGGCCGGCGATCGTCCCATTGTTGAGCACGGGGTTAGTGGTGGCACCGGTCCACACGGGGACGTAGGCGACCCACTCGAATGTCGGTTGATCGGATGCGCGGAGTTTCTGCCCGCTGTGAATTGCCATATTCTCGCCTTTCTACAATCCGTAATAGACAGGCACCGCAAGATCTACCGATGCCCCAATTGCGTGCGACTTCACTACCCCGTTGACGGAACGAATCACCGTGAGCGTCTGCGGCGCCCCGGTTCCCGTGACTCCCGTGACCGTCATGACCTCGCCGCCGATCACGATGTCGTAGTCGCCGTCCGCGTGCGTCCAGTCGGTTGCGCCGGCGTTCGTGATGTCGACGCCGGTCTCGGTCGTGTCGAGCGCTTCGGCCGTCACCGTGCCGGCCGCGTCCGCCGCGTACCGGGACGACGGGTGGTTGTAGATCCCGACCGCGTGGACGCTCGCCGGCGAGCAGGTAAGCGTGATCTTGTACCGCGCCGGGGTGATGCTCTCGCTGTATCCCTGCACCAGCTGGTCGACGGCGAACGGCGGGAGCCACGCCGGCAGGCTACGCACGACGAGCCGGTCTCCGAGGTCGAGCAGTAGGGCATCACGGGTGAGGGTCGGCGAGGCCCGGAACGTGGGGTGTGCGAGTTCGATCCCGACCCGGGGCCACCGCGCTTCGTCCACCGTGCCGGCGTGGACGCGCCAGGCTGCCTGGTCCGTCGCGTGGTCGTCGAGTTCGAGCGAGAGGGTCGCGGACGTGTCGTAGAGGCCGATGGAGGCGACGCCGAGGGCGCCGGACGGCTCGTCGGCGGTCGCGCTCGTGCCGCCGTCGCGGGTGATGGTGACGCGGTTCGTGATGTCCTGGTCGTCCTCGGTTGGCTCGAACGGTAGGAGCAGGTTGTCTGTGTAGGTGACGTCGAGCGTCGGACGCTGTGAGCCGAGACTCGACCGGGCGCGGTACGTCAGTCCGGCGCGGTCGCGCGGCTCATACAGGATGCCGCCGTCGGTCTCTTGGCACTCGGCGAGCAGGTCGGGCAGCGTCCGGGCGCGCTGCGCGCCCATCGTCTCCGTATCCTCGTCGCCAGTCTGGCCTACGCCTTTCGTTGTGAGAGTAAGCGATTCCTCGACGGCGAGCCGAGCGAGCCGGTCGACGGCTTCCTCGGCCACGTAGGCGGTGAGCGGGCCGCTGAAGTCGAAGACGCTCGTCACGGCGTTCTGGAACGTCACCTGCCCGAAGGTGACTCCGTCGAGTGCCTGTCCGCTCGTCCACGCGCCGGCGCGCCCGATCGTCCGGCTCGACACC